TGGTACTGCGGGTCAGTCGGTTATAAGTTAAAACTAATGTTTAACAAAATTAAAATTATCTAAGGAGATTATTATGACAACACTAAGAGTGAACACGCCTTTCGGCACAAGACTATTCCCAACAGATTTATTATTTAAGAATTTCTTCGAACAAGCATCAGAATTCGAACCTAGTGTGGACAGAAAGATTAACCATCCTGTCGACATTATTCATACTGAAGATGCCTTGCTATTTGAAATTGCTGCTGTAGGATTAGCTAAAAAGGATATCGATCTACAGGTTGAAGATGGAAACTGCTTAAAGGTTTCTTATTCAAAACCAAAGATCGAATCAAATAATTCAGACATCGATGCAGGAGAATATATCCATAGGGGTATTGCAAAGAGGTCTTTTGATTTAGGATGGAAGATTAGTCCTAAATTTGATTTATCAAAAATCATGGCTTCAATGGAAAATGGACTCTTAAAAATAGAGATTCCAGTTACTCCAGAGAGTAAGCCTAAAGCAATAACAATTAAATAGGAGTTTATATGATGTTTGCAAGTAAACGAAGAAGTATATTGAAAACACTTAGTTGGAGAACAATTGCCAGCTTAGATACTTTTTTACTAACATGGTTAGTCACTGGTAGTCCAACTGCTGGACTAACTGTTAGTGGATTAGAAATAATTACCAAAATGGTTTTATATTATTTTCATGAGCGAGCTTGGATACGAAACAAATATGGTATAGATTCTAAAGTTAAAAAGGTTATAGAAAATAAATAAAAACTGGCCCGCAGGCTAATAGTTATATATGTATACAAAAATATTTTACAATGGAGGTGAAGCATACCAGGTTATTAGGACAATATCAATAGATGATTGTAATCCTAAAAGATTTGGTATATTAAGACAAGACGAACGCTCATATATGAAGGTACTTCAGGTATGGAGAAATCATCATAATTGCGATCACGTGTTAAAAGATGGAAATAAATTTATGTTATGTAGAACCATTAAAGATGCTGAAATTATAGAATAATGTACATTTATAAGATATTTATATATGACCGCTAGTACTTATGTTAGCTGCATTGTTGGACGAGGGTTCGATACCCTCCACCTCCACCAGGTAAAAACCATAATTATGGGGGTGACTGGATTTGACACGATGATAAGGATATAAGGAAGGTCATACGCAATTAACTGGCGAACAAGTTGAACTAGCAATGGCTGCCTAATTTAGGTACCCAAAGCAAACGGTAAAAAGAAGCCATGTCGTCAAAGCTTCGGTGGTTGGAGGTAAAAGTAAAAATGAGGGTTTTAGGAATCCTACCCCTCTATTGTTTGCGTCTGAGACGTCGCGGATAGCTAAAAGGGTTCAGCTGGGAGGGTAACGCATTAGTGCGGAGGAATAATTAAAAAATGACTATGAAGAATAAGAATTGGACTATAGACGAAGTATTAGACCCATCATCTAAATTTTGGGACAAAGTGTATCTTGATGTAGAATTATATCTAGACAGTCTGGAAACAGCTGAAATAGAGGAATTAGGAAAGACACCTTTTACAAATAGAATAACTGACTTTATAGAATATTTCAAATCTTTATCCCCTTCAAACCAACTTTCAGTACACAAAGACATATCAAAAACAGAAAATTTAATAGTTGATGTTTTATGGAATTTAATCAGTAAAAAAGACAAGGAAATATTGTTTCAAAACAATATGGAATATTTTAATGATTGGATAGATACATGTCCACAAGAACTGTTAGATATATATGTAAACAAATTGGCAAATGGTGAAACTCTATCTAGCGAAGAGACACCAAAGTTAAATACAATACCAGATAACTCATCTATACTAGATATAATAAAGTCATCAAACACCGATATAAATGCATGCAACGTCAGTGTTTATATGGGAAAGATAATAATATCAGCAATGACAAAGGAAATTTTAAATAAGTTTAAGAATTTAATGTTGAAGGCTGGAAACAAATTATATGAATACAGGCATGATAGAACAGACTCTGGTATTCTTATGTATTCGTATATATTTGAAATAAATAATAAAAAATAGATACTTATATTACATGAAGGCTAAATTATTTCCTATTCTTATAGCAATATCTGCCCTTGCGGTTTCAGGATCAGCTGCATTTTACTCTGTTTTTGGATTAAGTAAATTATTTGCTGGTGCTAGCTTACAGGTTATTATTATGGCTGGTTCTTTAGAGTTTGCAAAATTGGTTGCAGCCTCTCTATTATATCAATATTGGGATACTATAAATAAAGTACTTAGAACATATCTTGGAATAGCAGTATTTGTTTTGATGATAATTACTAGTGGTGGTATATATGGATTCTTATCTGGAGCCTACCAAGAGACAGCAACCAAGTCTGAATTATTAGATAAGTCTTTAGCAATAATAAATCAAAAACAAGTTAGATTCCAAGAACAAAAAGCAGATCTACAAATTGAAAAAGGACAGTTGAATAAGTCTATTTCTGATTTAAGAATATCTCTTTCTAATCCAGCACAAGTCCAATATATAGATAAAGAGTCAGGCCAACTAATTACAACTACATCGAGTTCTGCTAGAAGAGCGTTACAAACAGAATTAAAAAACACAATTGGTGACAGGGATATTGTAAATATAAAACTAGAAGCAATACTTGATTCTATATCTACTACTGATATGGCTTTATTAGATAAAGAAATAGGTAATGAAGCTGAAAGAGAATTAGGACCCCTTAAATACCTTGCAGAGACAACTGGTTACCCAATGGGCCAAGTTGTAAATTGGTTCCTATTACTTATTATATTTGTATTTGATCCATTGGCAATTGCACTAGTTGTAGCGGCTAATTTTGCATTTGCCCAAATAAGACCCAAAGATATTAAAATGTCTATACCAGAAGGATATGAATTTAATAAGCCTTACCCAATTCCAAAAGAATGGACTGAAGAGTTAAAAATAGAAAAACAAGATTTAGTTGTTGATGATTTAGAAGAATTAGAACCTGAATTACAACATTTTAAGTTATATGAAGGACGTGACAAAGAGTACTGGCAAAAACAATTAAGTACTGGAAAGTTAACCCGCGTTCAAGTAGGACAATTAAGACAAAGAGGAATGCTATGAAACAAAATGAAGAAGAAACATATGCAGTAGAATATAGAAAGGGAACAGCTTGGAATGAGAGAGAAGGAGCACTATACAAATACATGGAATGTAAGCGTTGTGGTCAAATGTCAAAGTGTGGTGAAGAAACTACTGCTGTTACCTGTTCAGATTGCGTTAGTGAAATGGTAGATCCAGTAGAAAGTTCTTACAAACCATCAGATAAACCTAGAGGTTGGACGTTGATGGCTGAGTTTATTGATAAAGATGGAAACGTGTATCATAGAGGCGTAGAGCAACCAGAACTAAAGGGAAAGCTAGAACCAACAAAGGTTGAAAAGAATAGACCAAAATCAAAAAGAATGACAAAAAGAGAAAAAACAGAGTTGATGGCAATTGCAGCATTAAACTTACACAAACTTAAAAAACAGTTAGGATTGGCTCGTTGGAAAAAAGATAAAAAACTCATAATGTCAGACATAAAATATCACACTAAAGTAGCAACCGCTAAGTTCCCTAGAACATTCAATAGGGAAGAATATCTAACAAAATATAAAAATAAATAGCCCAGATTTTACCGTTTGAAATAATTTTATTATATTAACTATAAATGAAAGAATTAGTAGAAGAAATTATAGTTGGAATATTAGCATTATCAATAGGTGCTGTGATTTTATCTATAGCACTTATCGTTATATTATTATATTTACCAATAAAGTTACTGGAGAGAACTGGAAAATGGATTCAGAAAATTATGACTTCTTAATATATAGAAGAGGTAGTGAAACAAAAGAAGCAAAATCTATAGAACTAAAAATACCAAATGAAATGACTTGTGAAGAGTTTAAGACAATTTGTATAAGAATGGCCCACGCATTAGGTTACCATGAAACTGTAGTTAGAGATTCTTTTGGTTCGATAAAAGATAAAAACTTGAAAAAAGACAAAAAACAATTAAAATTATTATTTGATTAGATATGGAATATTCAGAACAAAAAACACAAGTATTAGAAAGAGTACCTCCTGGAGATAGATGGAAGCCGGTTGGTAGAACAGATATTATATTTGAATCACTAACAGATGGATTAGAATGGTGTTTTCAAGAAACTGGTTGTAGAGATTATCATTTAGCAGCATTTGACGGAAAGGTATATTCAGTACAAGAGGTTGAAGTTGCACCACTCCCACAACAAAAATTTAGTTTATATGGAGAATAATATGAATTTAACAGAAGAACAAATAGCTCAAAATTGGCAAGCACTTATTAGAAAGATTGATACTAATTTTGAAGGCAAAAGAAAAGACCAATTAAAGTCTATGTATGAATCTTTTGCTGAGAGAATGATGTTAGCGCCAGCTTCAGGAATAGAACACTTCCATAATTGTTTTGCTGGAGGATATGTTGACCACGTTTTACGTGTAATGGATTGTTCAGAAAAACTACACGATCTTTGGTCAAGTATGGGAGCAGATATGAGTAATTATACTAAAGAAGAACTTATGTTTTGTGCCCTTAACCACGACTTAGGAAAGGTTGGAGACAAAGAAAATGAATACTATGTACCAAACCCTAGTGAATGGCATAGAAAAAACCAAGGAAAGATATACGACCCAAATCCAAAAATACAACATATGACAGTACCACATAGAAGTATTTGGTTGTTGTCTAATTACGGTATTACTTTTTCTCAAAATGAAATGATAGGTATACTAACACATGATGGAGTATATGATTCTGCCAATGATGCATACCTTAAACCGTGGGGTAAGGAAAAAGCTCTATGGAATAATTTACCTATAGTATTACACCATGCAGATCACATGGCGTCTAGAATAGAGTATGAAAATTGGAAGGGTGGTAATACAATAAAACAGGTACTAG